GTACACTTGTTGCAAGTTTTCCCAGCGGCCCTGACATAGTTTTTATTACATTTCCAACTGGTGTTATAAATGACGTTATCTTGCCAAATCCCTTTCCTATAACACTTCCAATCATTCCTAAAGGAGAGTTTGTTATAATTCCTGGCAGGCTTGACAGTATTCCTCTAAGCTTTCCTCCCATTGCCGAAAAGGGTTTAAGCATGAATGTAAGCATTTGTGACCCTGCATTTATTAATTTTCCTTTCGCTTTTCCAGCTATACCACCAAAAAGACCGCTTATCTTTGTAAATGCTGCAGTGTTTTTAATGATATTGCCAAAAGATATTATAATGCCTTTTGCCGCAGTTCCTGCACCTTTTGCTGCATCTCCTATATTCTTAAAATATGATATAATACCACTGCCACCGCCCCGTAATTTACCAAATGCTGTTGCAAGCATATGTGTACCTTTACTGGCATTTTCAAGATATCCTCCAAGACCAATGCCGCTTATAATGGCAAATGCTTTCTTAAATCCTAAAATACCATTGGATATCTGCAAAAAGCCCATCTTTGCAATAAGGCTTCCTGCTTTAAGTCCCGCTAGTCCTGTGGCTATTTTTGCAATGGTTTTTACTGTTTCTGGGTTTTTACTGACAAAATCTGATGCAGCACTGGCAACCGCTGTTATTTTTTTAACGAGTTCTGTAAGGGTTGGCAAAATTAACAGGCCTATTTCTGTTTGAAAAGCATCAAAGGCAGATGTTAAAAGAGTAACCTGCCCATTGTAATTGTCAAGTTTAATTTTTGCCATTTCTTCAGCTGCACCCTTGGACTTATTGATGTCTTTTGTCAAACCATTAAATGTTTCATCAGACGCATTGACAATAGCCAAAAGCCCGGACATACCCTCTTTGCCAGCTAACATTGCGGCTGATTGTGCTTTAAGTGCTCCTTCCGCCCCGTATGCCCTTTTTGTAAGCCTTAAAATATTTTTATCATAGACTTTCTGGCTTATCTCCCCTTTTTCTAATGCAGTACTCTGTTTCGCAATCTGTTCCTGGAAGTCTTTTGCTGGTATCTTTAACGTCCCAAAGCCTTTTCTCAAATCCAGCATTACATCATGGAATGATTTCATGTTTCCTTTTCCATCATCTAAGGAAACTCCCAGCTCATGCATTGCTCTTTCCATATTATCAGTAGGCTTTGCCATATTTGTCAGAAGTGTCCTTAAAGCAGTTCCTCCTGCCGAAGCTTTTATACCACTGTTTGCCATAAGCCCAAGAGCCACATTTATATCTTCAACACTGTAGCCCATTGACTTTGCAACAGGAGATACATATTTATAACTTTCACCAAGTTTTAAAACATCTGTATTTGATTTCCTTGCTGTCTGTGCCATTACATCTACAAAGTGCGTTGTGTCTTTTGCGGACAGTCCAAAGTTTTCTATAGAATCAGTTACAATATCAGATGTTGTACCAAGGTCTGCATCTGATGCAGCAGCAAGGTTCATTACACCTGAAACACCTGAAAGCATTTCATCTGCACTCCATCCAGCAACAGCCATGTATTCTAAGGCTTCCCCGGCTTCTTTTGCGGTAAACTTGGTTGTAGCACCCATCTGTTTTGCTTTTGCAGCAAGTATATTCATTGTAGTTTCTGTTGCATCTGCACCTTTTTGGTAAGCAAGACCCATTTTACCAGCCTGTTTAGTTATGCCAGCCATTTCTTTATCCTTCACAGTCCCAACAAGGGATTTTACAGTTGACATCTGCTGTTCAAAGTCTGCTGCCTTTTTGACTGGCCCGTTATAAATAGCAGCACCTACAGCTGTAACAGTCCCTGTAAGTCCTGCAAGCTGTTTCTTTGCCTGTGATATTGCCGCATTATTTTTTGCCTGTTTGCTGTTTATTTCATTTACCCTTCTTTGTGCCTGTTCCAGCCTCTCATACCGTTGCCTTAATCTTTCTGTGTCCTGCCCTAAATTATCAGTATTTACACCAGCCTCACGGAGGGTATTTTTTAATTCTTCTAATTTTGACTGTTCACTGGCGGCTGCATCTTCCGCTTTTGCTAATGCTGCGGCTGCATTTTGCAGTTTTTCTTTCTGCTCATCTGTAGCTCCGCTTAAATCCCCTGTTTCTTCTACTAATTTGTCATATTCACTTTGCAGCCCGCTTACTTTTCTTTTACTGTTTTCAACTGCCGCCTGCTGTTTCTGGTATGCTGATACATCTTTTAATTTCTGGTTTGCACTCCTTAAATTACCCTGCAGTGCTTTCATTGTCTGTGATGCATTTTTAAAAGACTGTGAAAAGCCAGGGCCAAGCTGTGCCACCAGCTGGAAAAGCATCTGGAATCTTTTAGTTCCCGCCATATCCTGCCTCCCATTCCCAGGCATAAGAAAAGCACCTGTATTTTTCAAGTGCTTGTTATTTTTTCTTTTCTTTTATTAAAAGGTTGTGCTCTTTAATCCATGAATTAAATTCACTAATTGTCTGGTTTAACCAGAAATCCATGCCTGTATTAAGTTCCTTTGAGAGTATCATGCTGTTTCTTTTAAACCATTTTACAGGATTCTCTCTGTGAAACCCGTGTTTATTAAAAAATTCTGTGCCCTGTTCTTTACTTTTGCAAATTCGCGGAACGGAAGGTGTAATATTACATCACTTCCTATTTTTGCTGCCCTTGCTGCCATCCTGGACAGAAATGACAATGAAATTTCTGGTGACAGGAGGATTTCCCCCATTGTTGTCATTTCAGTTTCAATGCTTATCATATCCATCCCTGTAAGGTTTTCAAAATCAAATACCAGTTCTTTGTAAGTTTTATCTTCATACGTATAAGGTTTAGCCAGTGTAAGTACATATGCACCCTCTGGTATTTTTGTGTCCGGACCGGGCACAACTGCAAGTCCTGTCTTATTTGCAACTGTTTCTTCCTGCTTATTTTCTTTCTTTATATCTTCCATTATTCATCCTCCAAAATTATAAAAAATAAGATTTTTATGACTGTTTTCCAAGTGCTTTCTTAATTTGCTCCCAGCGGTCATCTTGTCCGTTGACATAAAAAAGATAATTTATTGGGTCAATCTCTAACATCTTTTTTCCATCAATATACGTTGCGTAATATGTTGCTGCGTATTCACCGCTTACATCCGCTGCACTTGCTGTTGCTAATTTTCCGGGATTCAGCTTTTTGGGATTAATGACTAAAACGTGTTTTACGCTCGTTACTCCCACGTTACCTTTTGTAGGGTCCTGGTTCTGCTGTGCTGCCATTAAAGTAATTTCATGCCGTCTTGGTTCAAAAAGTTTAATTGCATTTCTTGTTACTACCCGGAAGTTAAGCGTAAGTGTCATTGGTTCAATCTGCCCTAGTATGGGTGATTCATATTTTCCATTAATACCAGCCCCTGATATTTCTTCCGCAATATTTGAAATTTCTGGCAATGTTGCTTCTGATATCCCCAGGTATTCATCTGTACCTTCGTACACAGCAAACCCTATTACTGTTTCATCAACTCTTGGCATCTGGTTGCACCTCCTTATGAGAATAAAGTATTAAGATAACCTATATCATACTCCAAGACAAAATGAAGCTCTTTAGCCGGGCTGCACGGGGTAAGATAAACATGGAAATTTGCAATACCCGCCATTAAATCTGTTACTGGGTTTTCATCTTCTAAAAACTCAATCCTTCCGCCTAAAATCCTTTCTTCTGCCGTAAGCCCGTTAAGCCATATGTTAAGACTTTGTGATATTGATGTGATTAGTCTTGGTCTTAAATTTCTGTCAACCTTGCTCCATATTGAAAGAATTATTGAATTGCCTACCCACTGGAACATACGGCTTACATTGTAGAAATAATCAGTAACATCTGTGTTTGACGGGTAACATGCTGTTTCATTGCCCCATGATACAAAACCACCGATAAAGTTTAACGCTGTGATAATCCCTTGTGAGTTAAGGTAATTAGCTTTTACAAGGTCAAGAAGCACCTCTGTTCCATCTTCTAATACCATGCTGTCAATCTGCAATGTTTTATTACTTGCCGATTCACAAGGTGTGCCGTCTCCCATATCCTCGTTTGCATCAGTTTTTGCCATAAGCCCGGCTAACTGTGTAGAATAGTGGAATACCCTGTCCCCTAATTTCAGCATGGGCCATGCTAAAAGTTCTGACGGCTGCACAATATTGTTTTTAGTTTTCCATTCTACTGCCTCTGTGTACGTTGTTGCCTCAGTTGTATCAATGTCAATTATTGCTTTTCCTTTAAAAAGCCCATTGATGCTTTCGGCTTTCGCTGCCATGATTGCTGCAACTTCACTATCGTGTGAGAAGTTCGGTGCAAGAAAAATTGTTGGTATGGTCCTGAATTTTGGAAAAATAAAATCAACCAGCTCAAAGCCGCTTGATTTTTTCGTGTTTATATCATATCCACCAATAATATCCTTTTTTGTAACTTTTGAGGGGTCAATTGCCCTGTACTTAATATTAAGTGTTGCATTATCTGCAGTAATTGCCCCGCCTTCAATGCGTTCAAGCCTTAACGCTTCATCTGTATAAAACAGTTCGTAATCAGTACCCCTTATGTATTCATCTGTAAGGGTATTTCCTTCGTTATATCCCTTGACCATTACCCTGTCTGCCAGTGCTTCTAATGGTAAATCTAAGATACCATCATATAATTTCATATCTTCTGCATCTGTTTCTGCTGCCAGATGTTTTTCAGGGTCTAATACATTCACAATTATAACTGGCCCGTTCTGGTACAGCTTGAAGCTTGTATAAATTTCTTCGCAGATATCGTACTTTTTCCAGTCATCACTGTACCCCACAGCTTCCACGGCATCTGCATATGATGATACATATACTGGCTCATTGACCTTGCCATTTACCATATGTGCCGGGGCGGTACCCACAATAAGATGTATGCAGCTGTCAGCGGCTACTGGCGTTGATATGCTTGTACCAATTTTATCTACTTTTACTCCATGAAAATAAGCCATCCTTTAAATCTCCTTTGCTTTTTTTACTTTTCCACGCAGGCTTAAAATATCATTGTAATACTTGTTTAACAATGTTCCCGGCTGTTTGATTTTTGCTTTATTGCGTGCAAGGCTTTCTACTGGCACAATAAGCATTTTTATCTGTGGGATTTCCTTTATTGCATCTTTAAGGTATTCCTCCACGCTTTCCCTTGCACCTTTGACAATTGTATTTTCAATCAGCCCTGTATAGGTTGTTGGCCCTATGTAAATAAATATTTCTTCTGTACTGTCCGTATTTGCCGTTTGTGGTGGTTTTTCCTCTTTAGATGCAGTGCCATCTGCATATGTATTTTTAATGATGTTTGTGGCTTGTGTGCCTGCTTTTTCTGTTGTCTGTGTGTCTGTTGTTTTCTTATCCGCCATATTTACCTCCTTACATTGGATATTTTTCTTCATCCGTTTCTGCTGCTATTGTGTACTGTTTAGGAGTATACACACCTTGTGCCAGGTATCTGCTTACATCCCTTTCCACCTTTGGCATTTCCCAGACAGTCATTATTTCCCCTATCTGGTACACTTCTAAACTGTCATCATATATAATATATTCTACTGGCTTCTGGCAGGAAAAATGGTTATCTGCCACAACATCTTCCAGCAGTTTAGTCTTAATCTGTGTTACCAGGTTAAGGCATTGTATATAATTTTCTTCTTTGTTTTCGGAATATGTCACACAGATAATGCGTACCCTGCATATGCTTTCCTCATCATCATCTTTCCCAGTCAGCAGTTTTAAAAGTATGTAAGGTGCTGCTTTCCTTTCTGAGTTTTTGTCAGGCAGTCCGCCGACAAATACAGACGGGCACCGTTTTGCCGCCTGTGTCCCATTCTCCAGGACTCTTGCAAAAAGACGCATATCTTTTGTTATTTCCTTGCAATATTCTTTTAATGCTTCCAGTAATTCCAATGGTGTCATTACCGCCCTCCATATTTATCTAACAGCCTTTCTATTTCATGCTCTGCCCTCTGGTTTAACACTTCATTTACCCTTTGTTCAACTTTTAACCGCACCTCTTCATTTCCAGCCATTCTTGGTGTTGACGGTCCATAAAGTTCTTTAAGTCTGCCGCCCCCTCCTTTAAATATTCCTATATGCCCTGACTTCATCTGTAAAACATGCACATCATTTTCCCTGTTAAATGGTACAGGTGCATTTGATTTCAGTGCTGCTGCCGCTGCGGTTGCTCCTTGTGCGGGCGTTTCTGGTGTTACCTTGTATTTCATCAGCGGTACAGGACTTCCGGCAAATGAAATTTCACCTATCATCTCACCTTCTGCATGATGTTTTATCCCATTATATTTTATATAGGAATTTTTATTAAACTCCCCTGCCTTGATATGGTAAACTTGTACAGCCTGTCTTTTTGCTTCGGTTTTTCCTGCCATAAGTGCCCTCGCCATTGCAGGCTTAAGCACTTTTTTATCTGCATCCTGTATGTCTGTAAGCAGGGTATGTATCCTGTCTATGGTCTTTTCAGATACTTCAATCATCCGTCAAACCTCTCCAAACCTATAATTAATTCGTTATATTCATTAAACACACTGGCTATTATAAACATGTCGTTATCAATCCAGAACCTCGTGTCACGTTCTGGCTCTTTTCCTAAATCTGCAAGCCGGACACGGAGAATAACATTTCTCTTGTAGATACCTTCTGCATTATCCCCGGATGCAAGCTGCCGTCTTCCCCCGCTTTCCTTATTGTCAAATATAACAGGTATTTTTTTATCAAATCCGTTGTATCTTATTCTTCTAAGCTGTGCAAATTCTTTTAAGTTGTAAAATGTGCTGTCTAAGTCCTTATCAAGCATTTCTTTAAAATTCTTCATAGGCTGCCCGCCTTAGCATACAGTGGCAACAAACCATGAATCAACCTCATGCGGTACGGGGAGAGGGGCGGAGGATAACTGCAAGAAACGCCTTGCCGGGCTTCTTTTTACCCACTGCTCAGGAACTCTTGCTCCCTCTACTACGCTAATTGTTTTCCCCTGTTCATCTGCAATACAAATTGCGCCATAATACATAGAATACTGCGCTTCTGTTGACAATAGTGCAACAATATTTTTGGGAAGTAAATATTTGTTTTCTGGTTTTGCTTTGTTTGTCCAGTTGTCTAAATACATTTCTTTATATTTGTAAATATCCACACCCAGACTGTGTATTGTCCCAACATATGTAGCACCACTTGGAAGTTCTTTCGGCTTGATTGATGCAAGGTCATATCTTCTGTTATCAAGCAGTTTTTGTATTTCTGTATCTTTTAAAAATGCGTTTAATGCATCTTGCCCCATAAGACATATGTCACAGTTTACAAAGCCAGTTTCTTGTACTTTATCTCTCCATTCTTCCAGTTGTTCTAATTTTCCGCCTGTTGTCTTTGTCCATTTTTCACTGTCTTTTAGTGTGACTTTGTTTGTAAACTGGAAGTCAATTTCTTCTTGCAGTTGTTTGCCATCTTTGTCTAGAATTGGAATTTTACCTGTAAACAATGACTGGCAACACATCCACTCTTCCCTGCGTGTTATCATCTCATCCAGTTCTGTGAAGTCACGCTGCATTTTTTCAACGGCTCTCTGGTTTGGAGATTTCCCATTGTACAAGCTTTCACCCGGTGTACGTTTTAAAATATCATCTATGATTGTAATTTTGTTAGGTGCTATAAATGGTGGCTCATATGTATTTGTCTGGAAACCTTCGTTTTCGATAGTTACTCCACCAATTTTTTTGTGTACAAATGGTGCTAACTGTCTGTTACCTTTTTTAAAATCCACATCAATTTTTTGTGTATCAAAAGTTTCTACATTCCTGAAAAATGTATCCCTGATAAATGTATGTACTTTCGGCATACGCTCTACTAACTTGCCCATTGTTCTAGGGTCATAAATGCTAATAGCCATGATTGAACCTCTCCTTTTCTTTTATTACTCCGTCTTGCTGTCCTGTCCGCTTTCGTTCGTTTCCGTTGCTGCTGCGTTTTCCGTATCTGCTAAGAAAATGCCTAATTTTCTAAACGGTGCTTTAAAATCCGCTGCGGTTGTTCCTGCTGGCACGTTAAGCGCTTCCCCGAAAAACTGCCCCGTCAGGTAAATAACCACTTCTTCCCCTGCTTCCGCTGGTTGTGCTGCAAGCCCGTATACATCCGCTATGGTATCAGTGGTTACAGCTGATAATTTGCCATCTGTTCCAAGCGTCACAGGCATAAGTTCTAAAACTGTGTTATTG